TAAAGAAGATGAGATGGCTACGAAAGCTCTTAAACTGCACATGCAGGATATTGAGCGTGCGATGTTCTTCGGTAAGAAGCACGAAGCAAACGGCTCTTCTTCACAACCAACTCGCTACACAGGCGGCTTGATCAACACAATCACTAACGTAAACGACCGTTCAGGCGTGTCAGGCGTTATGACTGAAGATCAGTTCGACCGTGCATTGATCGAAGATGTTTTCGCATACGGAAGCAACCAGAAGATCATGTTCTGTGGCGCGAAAGTTGCTGGTCACTTGCAGAAGTTCGGCAAAGACCGCTGGCAGCCAACAGTGGTTGAAGGTACTTACGGTGTAAACCTAACTCGCTACGCGACATTCGCGGGCGACCTAATGGTTCACTTGCACCCACAGTTCCGTCAAATCCCTGGCATGGAAAATGCGGCAGTCATCATCGACTTCCCTGACCTGAAGTATCGCTACATGGAAGGTCGCGACACACAGTTGCTACGTGATCGTCAAGCGAATGATATGGATGCGGTCAAGCACGAGTACCTAACCGAGTGTGGTTTGGAATTGTTGCAAGACAAGACGCATACATACATCAAAAACTGGGATGCGGTTTCAGCGTAATTCTCTCCCAGCGCTGAAACTCATTATAGAAGGGGCTGCACTACGGTGTAGCCCTTTCGCATTAGGGACGACTGCTCCGCAAAAAACGACCATAAATAAATGGTAATTTTATCAGGAGAAGCTCAATGGCACGTAAACGCGCACGCACTAAAGATGGACACTTCGTTGCTGACGACCCTACCACACCAGAAAATGAGGCGTGGGTTGATGCAGAGGCTGCGGTAAGCGGAGAAGAAACATCTGACGAAAAAGCTGCGAAGCGAGAGAAAGCCTCTAAGAAAGCTAAGGCGAAGAAGGCACCCGCCCCAGCGCCTGCGTTTACTATGTTTGTATCTGCGAACCCAGAGGCATCGGTCTACGATATACGCGTGGGTGACATAAAGGTACGCGGCATCTGGGATGGCGCTCGCGAACATGTAAGCTGGCGTGTCCCAGCATCACTGACAGAAGCAATGATGCAGCATCACATGGTGTGGTCAGGCCGCATTATTAACGCCGAGGAAGATTAATGGCAGAGAAGAGCGTACAGAAGCCGTTTGCGGCGGGTCGAGAAAAGTTTACTCCCCTTGAAAGCCTAGTGCGCTCTGCTCTTGTACGCGCGGGTAACTTTTCTCCTTCACGCGTAGACGGCGAGGTCATGATGCTCATGATCGAACTAGCGAACCGTGTAGTCGAGGATGTACGCCAACACCCGTACTGGGAAGGTGGCGACATTGACTACTATCAAGACATCACAGAGCGACGCCCAATACCTGACATGATCTTAATTGACGGTCTTACGGCGCACTACTTCATTCAGCAAGGCAGCGAGAAGGCGATGGTTTTCTTGCAGCTTTATCAGGCAAACATGGCGAACATTCTGCACGAACGTGCGTACGGCAACAAAGCGTACGTGCGTAAGGTTGTAGATGGCGGGTCTAATCACAGGTATCAATAATGTCGAGACTTGCGTACTCACCTATATCTGTAAGATCAGACAGCCGTACTTATTACGGCTTTCGTGGTATTGACAGATCGCGGGATATTACGGCGCTGGAAACAGAGAAAGACCAAAACTTCTGGCAGCTTGATAACTGCTACGTGGATTACCGTGGTCAGCTTATTCGCGACCCAGCATTCTACTTGCACCAAGGCTCCAACCGCTTCCCTGTAAAGTCCTTGCGCTTTTATAACCGTGATGGCGTGTGTTTCGCTGAAGAGGACGCGGCGGGTACGCACCTTGCATCTGACCGTGGGCACAAACTTCTAAACGCATTCGATAAGGATGCTGTCGTATCTATGACCAACTTCCAAGGTAAGGTGCACATCTTTAACCAAGATACGCGCATGTACCGCTACGACGGGTTTGAGTTCTCTACATCTACCGCCTCAATTAAGCCAAAGTTCGGAGTGCCCATTCAGCGTCGTCTTGCCGTCGCTGGATTTAAGGATCGCCCTACAACCATTGAGTTCTCGCGCGTAGACAACCCCGACATCTTTCTTGAAGAAGAAGCGCCAACAGAAGAAGTAACGCGTGCATCATTTATCGACATCTCGAACCTAATTGGTACTGCTGACGAGATTATGGGCATGGGTACGTTTGAAGCAAACCGTCTTGCGGTTTTCACCAAAGACCAGACGCTCGTTTACATTATCGACCCAGACTTTGAGCAGTGGCAGTTGGACAGTCGTGCGAACCTTCGTATCGGCTGCATTTCGCACAACACCATCGTAAACGCTGGTTCCGACCTCCTGTTCTGTTCGCGTCGTGGTATCCACTCGATCATGCGTTCAGAGCAAAACGGTATTACGATTGCGGAAGCGTCTCTGTCTGATGAAGTCGAGCCTCTGTATCAAGAGCTTGTTCGTACAACTCCAAACCCAGAAGCTATATCAGCCGTCTACGATCCAGATACTCAGACGTACCACGTATTTTTCCCGCGCCCAGGTGAAACTCAAACTCAACGCCTATCCATGAATTTTCGCGCTGGGTATGAGAACGTCAACTTCCAGTTGGGTGACACACTTTTACCTAAATGCGGTACGTTTCTTGGCGGTCGTCTGATGTTCGGTACGGCAGACGGGGTGTACGAAGCAACTGCTCGAACATTCGTTCAAGACACAGGGCTGTCTGATCTACGTCGCTCACCTATGAACGCAGAGACGCCCGTTCTCTGGCTGGGTGACTTCTTGGGTACAAAGCGCTCGCATACATTCATTATTCAGGCGACTGGCAAAGGTCGCTTTTACGTAGACATGACCGATGAAAACGGATCGGACATTGGCTCGGTGGAGGTGAACCTTGACCGTATTGAAGGTGATAAAAAGTGGGGCGATGCTCCGCTTTATCAAGACTATTCTTTCCCGTTTACTCACATCTTTAGGGGCATTCGGCTCCGCTTCCGTACGGAAGATAAAGACGTTGATAGTGATGTCACTATCATCAGTTTCGCATTCCTACTGCATAAGGAGAAGTAGCATGGCTCGCTTAAAAGTCCTGTACCCAGGAAACCATACGAGTTCAGGAAATATTGGCGCAGACATCGAAAACATCGTGCGCTACCTGAACTCCGCAGAACTTGGTGACTACACAGTCGCCGAGCTATTAAAAGTATTGTACGATGAGGATGGTATTCTCAAAGCTCCCGTTCAAATTCGTAACGATACAATTAACGGATTACAGTACCGAGTTGGTACGTACGCTGAAGCGGAAGAGGGCTGGAAGCAACTTGCAACGGCTGCTGAAATTCGCGGCAACTCAGGATCAGACGTTGGAACAATCGGTGCGCCATTATTCTCGGCACGTATCGACATCATCATCAATGAAGCAGATGATGAGGGCGCTATCGCTTACCCAACAGGCACAACTGAGTTCAACTATATCCACGAGGACGCAGACGAAATCGTTGTTTATTTGAACGGTGCGCTTCTTGCTCGCAGTGATTATACGAATGCGCCTGCTGATAACACTGTCACTCTTAACGACGCTACAGATGCAGATGATCTAGTCACGATCTACAAAGTTCAGTCTGCAAACGACAGTGGCTTTGTTCGTGAGGACGTTATTGCTGGTACATCACAGGCGGTGTTCCCGTTCGTACACAACGAGGATCAAAAAGTTCTTGTGTACCGCAACGGTGTTCTACAGCGTCAGGGTGGTACGAACGACTATACGCAGCAGCCCGCAAACTCTACGATTACGTTTACGTCAGCTTTGACTGAGGGCGATGCGGTTACATTCATCATCGTTGAGGACACATCTCAGGTTCGTGTTTCTGGCTTGATGACCGAGGATAAGTTTACAGACAGCAATGGGTTTATTCCGTTCGCTAAGTTGGCTATTGCTGATGACCAAATCCCACAAACCAAAGTGGATGGCATCTCAACGCTACTTGCCAACCGTGGTCGTGTTTATGTCTCCGCATCTGAGCCTGTAACAGCAAACGCTGGCGACATGTGGGTGGACATTGCCGCATCACCAAACGTCTTGAAGTTTTACAACGGTACGGGTTGGCTACTTACGTCGCCAGACACAGGTATCCCCGCCTTTACAACAACGAACGCTCTACAGTTCTTGCGCGTAAACTCAACAGGTGGTGGGCTAGAATTTGCGAACGTAGACTTTACGGCTCTAGTTCCCAAGACGTACATCGGCGCGGCTGATGGTGTTGCTGGACTAGACGCGACGGGTCGTCTGCCTATTGCGCAGTTGCCTGATACTTTTGCTACTCGGTCTTTTTTCTTTCAGGAAAAAGGTTCAGTCACGAACCAAGACTACGTGGTTACACGCGCGTTTAAGCAGAACGTACGGATCGACGCGATTGCCGCAAAGACAACATCAGGCACAGCTAACATTCAGCTAAAGATCAATGGCATCAATGCGGGTGACGTTATCCCAGTAAGCTCAACACTTACTGAACAAAACTTGTCAGCTTCAATCGCTATCGACGCGACGACCACATCTCGTGAAATTGCGTTCACTGTTACATCAGCAACAAGTGTAACCGACATCGAGGTAACATTGGCGGCGGTTATTACGAATGTCTGATGAGGGTCTATCCAAACTCGAACAGCGGCTTGTTGAGTACCACAATAACTCAGCAGCCACTGGTCGTGTTGGATCAGATGAGGGCGGGTTGCCCATTACACTTCATTCATTGGGCATACGTATCGACGAGGGGCCGAATGCAGGAAAGTTCGTATCTGTCCCAGGATGGGTGCCTGACGCAAATTCAGAGCGTCCTCTCACAGAGGGCGAGGCGTACGATTACTGGCGTGATGAAATAGATCAGGGTCTTTGGCCCATGTACGACAGCGGCGAGCAACTGAATAATCGCGCTCGTGAAATACATAGGATTATGGATATGGACGGTGACATCATCAAACAAAACATGGGCGCTGATGGAAAGCAGTCCATACACGTAACGCCTGAAGAAGCATCTCTAGTAGACATGATAGAGAGATATAAAGAGAGAGAGGGAATACAAGACTTTAGTGCGCCTGAAGGACTTGTTCGTGAGGACTTCCACTATGTTTACGACCCAAACAATCCGCCAGAATTTAAGTACGATAAACGGCGTCCTGCTTACTTCTCGCAAAATGACTTTAAGTGGGCTGACATGCGCCAACTACTTTCTGTTGCTGGAAGCAGAGCGACCTTAGACACTGGCAGTCCGATGGGTACATCTGGACTTGCATATGTAGATGATAAGTTAAGCCTGTCATCTGACATGCGGGGGAACAAAACGCCCGAACACTTACAGCGACAGCAAGACGACATCCGTTCTTACATGACATCAGAAATGTCGAAGAATGCGATGGAGAGCTATCGTGCTTCATTGCCTCGCGAGATGCAAGATAACCTATCTGGTTCTATCATGATTGAGCAGGGCCGCGACGGTATCTACAGTTTAATCTTGGGCGACGAGGCGACTGGATACACAGAGCTTTCGTACGGCTCTGATAGCCAGAGCTACTATGACGCCCTTTCTGATGCTAAGGGAGCTTTCAGTTACATCTATGACGTCGGCGACCCAAGGATGAACGCTGGCTTTTGGGGTCGTATGGGGTCGGCAAAACTTTACGGTCGTCGTTCTGAGCGCGATCTCCAAGAAGAGATGATGCACAACTATAACGAGGCGCGTCGCTACATGGAGATCGACAGATCAGTAGCAGCCGAGGCACTTCAGGCAGCCGACATGATAGGTGACGAGATGAAGCGTCGTGGTCGCCGCCCCGAAACAAATGAGCATCGCTATACAAATCGGGTGTTGCGTAGAGATGCGAAACGAAGAGCGCGGCAAATGATGATGGATTAGGGACGACTGTAGCATGTCGATTACCCTATAGTTTGGTAAATAACTCAGGAGGCCAAAATGGCATTTAGTGACGTATTCGGCCCGAACACGGGCAAGTCAATCGCAACTCGTCGTGAGGAAGCGGCAATCGACGCAAAGTCAGCAGACATGGGGCGTGCGGGTGACAGCATGGTAGTTCGTGCATCCCCATTCACGATCAAGCTACTTCAAGACATTGGTGGTGCAGGAACTTTCAACCCAAAGAGCGGAATGATTGAGTTCTACAATATTGATGAGATGGTTCGGAAGGCGGCTGCTCGTAGAAAATAATGGAGTATAGGGAAGCCACAGTAGAGGACATGATGGGCATTTTGAGGCTTTTAGTCGAAATGCACGCAGAAACTATCTACGGCGGCGATCCTGACTTCAAGTTCGATGCGAAGAAGATGGCTATGTATGTAATGCGGTTCATAAATAACCCTGAATATCTGGCAGAGATTGCTGTGAAAGGTGACAATATTGTCGGCATAATTCTTGGCGACTTTGGAACTATGATATTCGGTAATGGTCGTCAGGCTAGAGAAAAGCTCTTGTACGTACATAAGGATTATCGAGGCACAATTACTGGCCCAAGATTGATGAAGAGATTGATTTCGTGGGCCAAGTCGATAAGCGCCACCGAAGTCATGGGTCAGACGAACACAGGCATCAATCCAGAGCGTACTGAAAAGCTATGGGGTCGCCTTGGGCTTGAGCCGCTTGGTCATACAGTGAGGGCGAGACTGTGACTTACACTATTCAACGCATAGAGCTTACGAAGAAAGACGCGAATGACCTGATCACTTTGGGTCGAGAGATGCACAGTGAAAGCTCGTTTTCTAAGCTACAGTTCAATCCTAGACGCGTACTTGAGACGTTCAATCATTACCTAGAGGATGATAACAAAGCCGCGTTCATTGCTAGAAAAGGTGAAACTCCCGTTGGGTTTTACGCAGGATATGTGACGAAATATTACTTCAGCGATGAGACTGTTGCGAGTGATATTGGATGGTTTGTTAGAAAGCCATTTAGAGGCACTCGTGTAGGATTGCGTCTGCTTGATGTGTTTGAAGAGTGGGCGGAAAAGAAGGGCGCTTCTGAAACTCGCATTGGATTTTCCACAAACATTAACCCAGAGGCGTTTGACCGCCTAATGAAGAAACGCGGTTACGATGCTATTGGTCGCAACTACCGCTTGGAGACAAAACCATGAAACATACATTTCTTGATCTTATCGGTATGCCATTAGTACCATCGCCTGTATTCTGCGGTGACGGCGGAGGCGGCGGCGGCGGCGGAGACGACGGCGGCAGTAGCGATAGTGGCGGCGGGTACACCAGTATCGGTGATATGTTCGACGGTGGTGGCCCTGGTGCTTCAGGCGATAGCTTTAGTACAGTAGACAACACTGCATTGGACACTGACGGCGATGGTCACATTAGCTCCTCAGAGGCTGTCGCTGGAACGGGTAGCGCAAATCTATCAGGCGGTATTGACGGCTCTAGCACCAGCAACCCTTTCTTCGGCGGCGATGATAGCTCTTCTTCTGAAACCGCGCTTATTAACAGTGATCTCTCTGATGACGATTTCTGGAATGAGTTTGAAAGCGGCACATCCTCTATGGACACAAGCACAGGAAGTGTATCCTCTGGTGGTGGTGGATGGTTTGGTTCTAGTAGTGGCGGAACTGCTGGTAGCTTCTATGGCGCAAGCGGAGCTACAGACAACGTAGTAAGCAGCAGAAGCAGCAGCAACATAGGTGGTGATGATACTATAGACTGGTCAGATGCGACTGGATGTGGTGCGCCCGCTAGTGATGATGGTGGTGGTAGCGGCACAGGCACAGACACAGGCACAGGCACAGACGCAGGGACTTCTAGCACTGATCTGAACCAAGACTTGCTTGATGAGATTGATCGACTTCAACAGCAAATTGACAGCCTTTCTGGTTCTAGTGGCGGCGGCACAACAATCGTGTACGAAGGCTCTGGTGGTACTGAGACAGCACTTCCAGACGACTACCTAACAGAAGCAGACTTGGCTCGTTACTTCGATAACCTCGATCTTGGCTCAAATGCGTACGACCCTGCGGCATTCTTGAACGCATACGGCTTTGCCCTCGATCCAGCCGCTTACGGTGGGATCATCCCGACCTTCTCGAACACAAACGGCGTCTACATGCGTCGCGCTGTCAAAGATAAGGAAACAGGTGAAATTCGCTACGTCAATGTACCAATCGGCGCGGGCGCAACTATGGGCAACGATGGGCTTTCAATGTTCAGAAACGAGCGGAGAACGGGCTTCGGCAATTTTGTATAGGAGCTAGATCATGTTTCAGGCGATAATGACGGGCCTAACCGCCCTCAATACCC